ATCTCTCGTCAGCGGGTCAAGCAAATCGAAACAGCGGCTTTAGACAAGCTACGCAATAACGAAAAAGTGAGGGTTTTGTATGAGGGAATTATCGACGGATGCGATGGCGCTAGGCATTATAGCAATCATCTTGATAGTTACGGCGTTCGGGATAGCAGGGCAAGGTGATTACGAAGAGGCTCTTGTGATAGAACAGGAGTACTGCGAAATGGTAGAACTGTGGGGGCAGACCAATGGCAGAGACGGACATCCCGATTGGCGAAAACTTTATCAGCAGGTTTGTACGGGCGACTGATGAAGAATTAGAGGACTGGATTATTGCAATCCAAGCCGCACAAGTAATGGCGACACGGCATCAGGAGGACATGGCCGTTCTATCAAACTACAGGGTAGTACCGCTCGCAACTAATGACGAGCCACCTTTGGAAATCATCCGCTACAGTCCGTGATGGTGTGAGACATTGCCCGCTTCGTGCGGGCTTTTTTTTGCCCAATGCCCACATGATGTATAATATGTCGCGGGGGACACTATATGTTGCAGACAGTAACAATAGATTGGCGGCCCGTAGTACAGGGCAGTATGCCAAGGAATGAAGGTAACTATCTCGTCGCATTCGATGACGGCGCGGTAGAGACATACCCCATGTCAGACCAAGACATCAAACGCGGAGAAGTGAAAGACGGGCAAACACATGGCCTACTATGGGCCGAAGGTATACCGTCACCTTTAGACTATGGCGAAGACTAGACAACAGCGTGAACGAGGCATTCGACAGGACGAGCTACGGGCTTATTTAGCTGAGCGGGGTCGCCTTGATTATGTCTTTGACAACATTGAGAAAATCGAACAGCTAGACCCTGAGTCTGACCAGCACTTCGACAAGCGCCTGCAAAAGCTAAAGATTGCAAACGAGCAACGCATCAGATTGCTTAATAAGTACCTCCCAGACATGAAGGAAGAGCAGAGCGAAATCACTGACCTGCCACCAGTTGTAATACAGCTTACGAATGCAACTGACACCACCCCAGTCTGACATTTTTACCTGTCCTGATCGCTTTCGTGTAGTCGTAGCTGGCAGGCGTTTCGGTAAGACATTCCTAAGCACAGCAGAGCTACTCAATCGCGCATTAGCAAAGCCCGACCAGAACGTCTGGTATGTGGCTCCTACCTACAAGGCGGCTAAAGAGATTGCCTGGGACATGCTGACCAGCCAGATTCCGCGTGAGTACATTGACAGGACAAATGAGACAGCCTTAACTATCAACTTCAAGAATGGCTCTAGCATATCGCTAAAGGGTGCTGAGAAACCTGACAACCTGCGAGGGCGAGCCGTAGACTTTGTCGTGTTAGATGAGTTTGGCGACATGCGCCCTGAGGCATGGTTTGAGGTGATACGTCCTTCACTATCTGGCAGGCATCAACAAGGGTCGGCACTCTTCATTGGGACACCTCGCGGCAGGAACCACTTTTATGATTTGTATGGCAAGGGAGTAGATAGAGATGAAGGGTGGCATTCGTATCAATACACAACGATTGAAGGGGGAAATGTCCCACCAGAAGAAATTGAGTCAGCTAAGGCGGACTTGGACACTAGAACCTTCCAGCAAGAATACGAAGCCCAGTTCGTCAACTACAGCGGCATTATCTACTACGGATTCAAGCGAGAGGAGTCAGTAAAACGGCACGATGGCGACCGCTCAGTCATTCACGTAGGCATGGATTTTAACCTCGACCCGATGTCTGCCGTACTGATGACACGCAAGGGCGACACGCTCCATATCTTCGATGAGATAGTGATGTTTGGCTCAAACACCGATGAGATGGTCGCAGAGCTTCGCGAACGCTACGGAAATGGTACAATAGTGATATATCCTGACCCTGCCTCTCGGCAACGTAAGACGAGCGCAGGGGGTAGGACAGACCTGTCTATACTGCAGAACGCGGGTTTCGAGGTACGCGTCCGAAACTCTCATGCGGCAGTACGGGACAGAATAAACGCGGTAAACAGTCGCTTGCTATCGAATGATGGACAGCGGCGGTTATACGTTGACCCTAAGTGCAAGAAGGTGATTGAGTCATTGGAACGCCATACCTACAAGGAAGGCACCAGTCAGCCCGAGAAGGATGGCTTTGACCACATGAACGATGCGCTTGGCTATGCGGTTGAGTATTTATTCCCAATCAAAAAGGCGCATCAGCCAATGGCACCGCAGAGGTGGACGTAATGTATTACGAAGACATCGAGTATCAGCATCCCGACTACGAAAACAATATCGACCGCTGGGAGTTCTACCTCCGTAGCTATATGGGCGGGCAAGACTACCGCGATGGCTCATACCTGACTAGCTACCTCAACGAAGACAAGAACGCTTATAGCAGACGTCTAGCCTTAACCCCGCTGGACAACCACTGCCGTAACGTCGTGCATGTCTACTCGTCATTCCTGTGGCGTATACCGCCTACGCGCAACTATCAGCAGATGGAAGGCAGTGCCGACCTTGAGGCGTTTCTGAAGGACAGCAACCTCGACGGGCAAGGCTTCAACAGCTTCATGCGTGAGGCGCAGATATGGTCGAGCGTGTATGGTCACGTTTGGGTCATGCTTGATAAGCCGCAATCTACAGCAGGCACACGAGCAGAAGAACTGGCGCAGGAGATACGGCCCTATGTCACACTGATTACGCCTGAGAATGTCTATGACTGGAAGTACGAGCGAATGCCTAGCGGTCGGCATGAGTTGACCTACATGAAAGTCAGGGAGTCAGTGAACCGTATTGACGGCACGACAACCGAGACGTATTTCCGCATCTGGACGCGTGAGACGATACAGTTGATTCGCTACCACGGTGATGAAGCTAACGTCATTGAGACTATCGACAACCCTATCGGCAAGATACCCGCAGTACACCTACCCTCTAACCGCTCAGTGGTTCGGGGTATTGGCATAAGCGACATCAGCGACATTGCCTACATGCAACAGGCTATCTACCAAGAGCTATCGGAAATCGAGCAACTGATCCGTATCTCTAATCACCCGACACTCGTTAAGACCTACGACACTGACGCTAGTGCTGGTGCTGGTGCGGTCATCAATATCAGCGACGACATCGACGCAGGGCTTAAGCCGTATCAGATGCAACCTTCTGGCGCTAACCTTGACGCCATACGCGCCTCTATCGAGGACAAGATTGAGTCGATTAACCGCATGGCTCACATGGGCGCAGTCCGTGGCACAGAAGCAATCACGCAGTCGGGCGTGGCAATGCAAACAGAGTTCCAAATGCTCAACGCAAAGCTGGCTGAGAAGGCAGACATATTAGAGCTTGCCGAGGAGCAGTTGTGGCAGTTGTGGTGTACATGGCAGGGGCATCCGTTGCATGAGGTAGAGATTGACTACCCAGACAGCTTCGATATCCGTGATTACGATTCTGAGCTTCGCTTCCTACAGCAGACACGCGCAAGCGGCGTTAAGTCTGTCACCTTGCTTCGCGAGATTGACAAGAAGATTGCTGACCTCGTACTCGACGATAACGTACTAGCGCAGGCGCATGACGAGATAGAGACTGCTACCACAGCGGTCGGTGACTTCGCTAAAGAAACGCAGATTTACAAGTACCACATTGACAGCGGCTTAGTCACACCTAACGAGGTTCGCGAGAAGATTGGCCTTGATGAGATTGCTGGCGGCGACCAGTTAGTCGAGCCAGTGCAAACGCTGACTGATGGACAGTGAGGAACTTACACGCGCACTAGAGCGGGCGACCTCGGAGCATGAGCGTCGCCTTTTGCTTGCTATGGAGTCACTGCGCTTAAGGCTTACAGACGCGCTTGCTGGCCTTCCTTTACGTGATGGGCAACTGTTTGACCTAGATGCCGCACTAGCCCTTAGAGCGCAAATAGACGGCCTTGTACGCGATGAGTACTTGACGGTGATTGATGACATTATCCGCGAGTACCCTGATGCTGTAGCACTGACGCGACAGTTCATGGAACAGTTTGCCGACTTCCGTGTACCGCAGTCAGTTATCGGACAGCTTCAACAGTTTAGCTTCACGGGCCATGAGGCACTAGCCGACGACTTCGCAGAGGCGCTCTATCAGCAGGTGTACAACAACACGCTATCGGGTACGCCATTCTCTGCGAGCTTGTCTGAACTAAACAACCTGCTAGACGCTGACTTGCAACGCTACTCTAAGACCATGCTACATGATGCGCTGTTTGAGTTTAGCTCGTCGGTACAGCAAGCGGCGGCGGCAGAGGCAGGCATTACCAAGTTTCGCTACGAAGGTGATACGATTGAGACAACGCGTCCTTTCTGTCAGCGGCATGTCGGTAACGAATACACGACTGACGAGATTTATGAGATATGGGACGATAGCTGGGCTGGCAAACGCTCTGGCGACCCGTTCCGTGTAAGAGGTGGTTACAACTGTCGGCACTGGTGGGTGCCTGTACCTGAATAGGAGATAGCTATGCCGTACCACAAGAAAGACAAGCGCAAGAAAAAGCGCAAGTCACGCTAATTTGATACAATTAACCCTACTCGAAAGAGGATTCGTAACATGAGCGATGAAATCATGGCAGACGCGGTAACTGAAGCCGCAGTGGAAACACCAGAAGTTCAGGACTTAAAGACGTTCACACAAGAAGAGTTAGACCGAATAGTGGCTGACCGTGTTGCTCGCACTAAGCGACAGTACGAGAAAAAGCTAGACGGTATTGACCTCGACGAAGCTAAGTCACTTCTACAGCGTCAGCAAGAAGCTGAAATTGAGAAGCAGAAAGAGCGCGGAGAGTTCGAGTCGATTCTTAAGCAGACCGTCGAAAAGAAAG